CTCCGATGTTCACCAGGGGGCCCTTTATCTGAGTCCGCAGTTCCGGCACCCTCGCCATTAGACCTTCTCGAAGAATATCCGGGGAGCCGCCTTGCGATACGTGGTACACGCTTCGCAAGCAAACTCATCCAGCGGGATAGACTCCATCGGCTGAACAGGAATGCAATGACGAGGCACCCAACCCCAATCCAAAACTTGCTGAAGGGCTGGCATCATATCTCTAGCCGGATCATCAAAATGGCAAGTATGCCACTCCGCAAACATCACCGCGCCCTTGGGGGTGATGTCTGTGCCTAGCGTTTTTTCGGCCCCAGCGACAAGTTCTACCTCTGCCGACTCAATGTCGAAATTGATGAAGTCAACCTTCTCTATCCCCTGCTCCTCCACGAAAGAATCGAGAGTCATTTGCCGAACCTCCAGAGGCGTGTAACCCTTCATCTCATTGGCGGACGTGGTTCGCAATCTGCCAAGGTTGGACTGTGGCCTTACCAAAAAGGTGTTAGTCCCGTCGTAAGAGCCTATCGCCAGTTCGTGCACGCTGATATTCTTGTAATCGTTAAGGGCTATCGCCTGCTTGACGATTTCCACGTTAGAAGGCAAGGGTTCAATGGCATACACATGGCCGAAATTCCTTACCAGCTTCGCGCACATCAGGGCATAGTAGCCAATTGACGATCCCACACAAAGACAGGTCATGCCCTCTGTAACGTACTGGTGGACCTTTTGTGGACAATCCCATTCCCGCGTGCCGTCGCGCCAAAGGTCAGCGGATATGCTATGTGGGCCGTCGTTTGTGTCCAGGAGCATTTTTGAGCCGTAAATGACTTTTTCTACTAACATTTCACCATCCAAAACGAACCCATGCTTGCGGCACTGCCGAAGATGGTTTTTGTTTCCTCGGTTCGTCTGGTCGCCATGTAGTAGGCGGGCCAGAGTGTTTTGTATTCGGAATGACCTTCAAGAAATTCCCGAAGGTGATACTGCTCATCGTAATGCCTTCCCTCCCACCCCAACGGATAGTCATCGGGAAGGAAGATGTCGTGCAGGTGAACGAATGTGCCCGGTTTCAGCAAAGGAAACACCTTGCCGAACAAAAATGGCAGGTCGCCAGCCGCCCAAGTGTGTGACGAGTCAATGAACAGCAAGTCACAATCAGCTACCGTCTCGGGCATGAGGGACTGTACGGGCACCCGAAACAAGTGGTCACAATATTCTCGGACATCGGCCCTTGGAGCAGGGTCAATACAGACCACCACGCCATTGCTGGCTTGACGCGCGATTCTGGTAGAGTGTCCAGACCCCACCTCGATGAGGACTTCTGGCTTTCGCATCCCTATCATCGAGTAGTAGGCTGCCGAGTCGTTATAACTGAACCACCCGTTCTTTTCGTGAATCATCGGAGAAAACGGCCTAGTCAAGAGCGTCTCAACCACAAGTTCTATAAGTGGATTGTCATAGAGGGTCATCGGGCCAGTCCTCCTTGAACAATTGATACTCACGCGCTTTCACGGCATCAAAATCTTGACAAGTAGAAAGAGTTTGTGACCCATAATGGTGAATCATTACGTCCATTGCCTGAACACACTGAAAACCCATGTCGTTCAAGCGATGATAATAATCGCGGTCAGAGAACCAGTAGAAATACCGCTCATCGAACGGTCCTGTTCTTTCCCATGCATCTCTTGAAATGAGAAAGCAAAACCCGGAAAATCCATCTGGAGAAACACCGGGCGGCTTTGCCCTTCTCGTATCATTTACAAGCGGCTTTTCCCTTGACTTTTTTCCCTGTGAATACATGGGACATATTGCGTCTTTGCCATGAGCAATAAGCGCTTCGGCCCAATAATCAGGCAGAACAATATCATTGTTCAGAATCGCGATATGCGTTCCCTTGGCAAGTTTGCATCCTTGGTTCCACGAAACAGAAATACCAGCATTCTTCTTGTTCTTGACGACTCGACAACCCCGCAGAAGACTAGGGGTTTCATCGGTAGAACCGTTATTGATGACAATGATCTCAAACGGCATATGAACGGTTTGCCGTATATTATCGAGTACGTCCCTAGTATAATGTGCCTGATTCATAACGGGGATCACTATCGACAAAAACAATCCTGTTTTTTCCTCCTCAATAGCGCGAGGTTCCCACGGCCTTGACTCCACAGAGGACAATTTGCCAGCACTTGGACCCCTCTGTGTTCCGGCAACTACCTTGTCAACCCACACAACTTCCAAGTCTTCGGCAAGGTTGGAAATCGCAAAGTAATCACCGGAATACTTGCCATGCCAGTAAGCCTTGTCTTTGTGCTTTGAATGAAAAACCACACATGAACACGGAACGTCATTCAGCACGAGCTCATCCCCGAAACCCCTTGGCATCACAACGCTTTTCTTTCCCGAGCCGATCCCCATTGCAAATTTACAGATAATCAGTTTGTCTGGATCGTCCATGTACGGATCGAGTGCAGCCACGGCATCAGTGCAAAGCATCTCGTCATCATCGTCGAGAATCAGTATCCATCCATCGGCTACAGCTTCCAGCAAGTCATTCACGTAAAGATTGTATGGAGCAATACGATGACCTGAATGTGATCGTGGCACAGGAGGGCTAATCTTGCCTGTAGCAGGAACCAGTACGTCACCTTCTGCATAAGTCGTCGGCCTATCAATAGAGACAAAATGGCGAATTGTGATATTGCTTTCCTGCGCCAGCAAAGACTCCCGACAACGCCGGAAACGGTTGGGACGATTTGCCGTCCGTGTCAAAACATTCAATACTTTGCCTCTAGGCCGGAAATCGTCACAAAAACCCCGGTCTGACAAATCCGGTTCTTCCCACGGTACAATTTCTTCGGCAAATCCTGATCTGATCCAGCGTTCCGCTTTTCGTTTCTCCGTGTTAAGGATTTGGCCGGGGCGCAAGGAGCACCCCGGCCTCACCTTTGTTATCCGAACGAACATTACACGCCCGTTATCTTGGACAGTACATCGTCGCGCACGATGCCAAACGCTTTACGCATTCTGAATCGAGCGCCCACCTGGTCCGTCTCCGCGAGTGATACCTTCTCGTCGGTGTCGGGGTCGGTGATCGTGGCTTCAGTCAGGAACTTCACTTCCAGTTCGAGCCTGTCTCCGATCTTGAGATACGGAGTGTAGGCAAGCAGGATTTCCCTTGTAGCAGGGGAACCGCTGGAAGCCATCTGACGAGTGAACTTGGTGGGCACACCGAACACAGCAAAGCCGGATACAGTGTCCCGAAGGTTCTCCGCGTAGATGGGGTTGCCATTGTCATCGCGCATCCCGCGAAGGACAGCCTTCATCTCGGGGTGCATTACCATGCCTGTGCAATCGTAGCCGTTCACCTCAATGGCAGACATTGCAAGGTTTACGTGCTCTGCAATGTCACCGACGGTAGGATCATAAGCTATCGTATTGGCAACAGGCACGTTGCCGGACCAGGAATACGCATAAGGAGTCGCGGGGTCGTAACCCAGCGTAAACCCATCAAACACCTCCGCAAGCCGCTCAACCGTGTCGGTTTTGCAGAATGCTATGGTATCTATGTCCGCGTCTTCCACTTCCTCCTCGGTAAACACCGTGATCGAGGCTATGGTTTCTGCGGTCAGCGTGATCTTGTCCCACGTCGGGGCCGTCTTGGGCTTTATGCCCTTCTCAGCCACGTACTCAGGATCGACCGATGCCGTCTGTCTGCGGAGCCTCATCGTGGCCCCGGACATCGGGCGGTGGTTCGCAAGCGCGTCAACTACAGACGCGTCATGAACGAGCTTGTAAACCTCCTTTACGACATCTTCTTTGACAAATAGTCCGCCGGAGGCTTCTGTCTCTCTATCAACAGCGGGAATAGTCATTCTTCCCTCCTCTCTAACTCATCTTTTTCGCGGCCAGCGCCCCTTTCAGTCCGCCCAAAAGGCTTTCCTCAAAGGAACCCTTGGGAGCAGATATAGGACCGCCGCCCGCACCGGGTTTGGGTGGTGCAGGCTTCTCCCCGTCCTGGAGATAAGGCTTCGCCTTCAAAAGAGCCTTGAGAGCTTTGTCTACTCCCACGACCCTTCCGTCGGCATAGTCGATTTCCGAACGGTCGATCAACGCTAGTGCCGCTTCAGGATCAATGACCTTCGCCTGTGCGGCGGCAATTTTGATTGCCGTGTCTACGGCAAGCTTTGCGCTGCCATCACGGAGAGATTTGACTTCAGCTTCAAGCAGTGCCTTTTCCTCCGCTATCTTCTGCACCTCTGTCTTGTCTTTGTCTTTGGACTCGTTGACCTTGGACGTAAGGTCCTCAACCTGCTTCTCAACCTCTCTTAGCTTCAGACGGTATGTCTTTGCTTCGCTGCGAAGCCCCTCAACGTACTCGCGGTCAAAGGTCTCGGGCGTCTGCCCGTCTTTCTCGTCGCCCATCGTGGGTACTCCTTTCGGCATCAAGCCAATTAAAAAAGCCCCCTTGCGGGGGCAGTTATATGAACCGCTATGGCGGGTTGTTTTCTAGGCCGCTTCTTCCAGCCAATCGTTTATGCCGATGTCGTCTATACGTTGGTTCACGTAAAAGTCTAACGCTCGGGCAAACTCTTGTATGTCCATGACAACAGGCACAAGACAGCAAGCACATTGCGGGTGCGGAGCGTCGGGTACCGTGTCCTGCGGGCCGAACACCTTTCCATCTAAGTCATCACAGGCACACAAATCCTTGTGGCTAGACGAAAGCTCCCACCGAACACCCTCTATCCAGGGAGTCCTTCGCATAGCCTCTATCTGCGCGTTGCGAAAGGCATTCATCGTCTCAGTGCGGGCAAGTCTCATCGAGTCAAAATTCAACGCCCTGCCATACGGTGTGCGGGTTGTCACCATCCTATCCGGGCGCACAAACCCGTCAAGTTGCCGGGCGATAGTCTCGGGTGAAGCGTGGGAAACAAGCCCCCGGCGTACCGTCTCCTCAATGTCCTTTCGGTAGTTCTGTAAATCCCAAATGCGCTCAGAGAGCCGCATTCCGCTCGGGAGAGTCTTTTCAACAGGACTTTCAAGCGTAACCCCGAGCGGACCTGACAGCCCGCGAGACAACGCCTCTTGGGCATAAGGCGCGCCCAGCAACTCCAGTCCCGCCGACTCAAACGCGACCGCAGATGCGACCCTTGAAACAATCAACGCCTCATAAGATAAAGCGTAAGATGCCATGCTGGATGAAAGTGCCTGTGAAAACTCTACCCCAAGGACAGCGGGGATATATATCGCGGAACGCAAGTTGAACAGAAGTGCCCCGAACCTGGCTTCATTGTCCAGTAACCAGCGGGCCTTGCGCTTCCAGTATTCAGAGCGCCATTGGGAGTAGTTCATCTTTTCGACAGACAGTCTCCGCAAAGACGGTCGCGCTCAACAATCTTCAACGCCTTGCCACACTGGCGGCAAAAGGTCATCCCTACAGGGAGGAAAAGCCTATCCCTTGCTCTCGAGCCGTCGGCAAGCCTATGGTTGCGTCTCGGGTCGCCCAACTTCGGCATTACGTTACCGCCCTTTTTAAGGCTCATTCCCTTTCTCCTGTTCGTCTTTCAACATTTTCATAAACCCCGTAACAGAACCGGCCCCGGACGGGGCAAACCGCTCTTTCTCTTGCAGAATTTCCGCCATTTTGCGCTCGGGAAACTTCTCTCCCAATTCTGCAAGCGCTCCCACGACAGACTGAAGATCATTCGTGAGCTTAGTGACCTCCATGTTGATCTTGTCCATTTCGTTTTCCGGCAAAGGGAGGTGCGGAATAATCCTGTTCGAGTATTCCTTGTTGATGTCGGACGTCTTGTACGTATAGGGATATTCATCCCAAGACTCGTAGGTTTCCAACATCTTGAGCGTCATTTCATTTGCCTGTTGCAAGCGAGATTTCCAGACTCGCCAGGAAGCATTGGTTTCAGAAACGAGGTCCGCATACAGCATCTTGAGCCCGATCCCGGTTATCTGCCCAAATCCCTTGATGTCGTCGGGGGAAATTTTCGGCACCCCTCCAATCATGTGCATTACATGTTCAAGGCGGGTCAGAAAATCGCCAAGGGCGTTCGCGTAGTTGAAACCCGATTCAAGCTTCTTCGCGTCTACGCCCTCACCACCGATGTTCCAAAGCTCGTTTGGTGACAGCCTCAACTTTTTCTCAGCACCTGGGGGTGCATTGAGAAGTACCGTGACGGCGAACAGGTTGAAGCGTAGCGCATCCGTAGCATCCGACATAGAACGGTTGAACCTGTCGAACAGTGGTATCAGGTCTTTGAGATAGGAAGTTCCATACATTGAACCCGATTGCGCCATGTTCGGCACCAGGAGAACGGGGATGAAATCGAGGCCCGTAGGTTCCATGTTGTATCTCTCTTGGATGAGGTTGAGTCCGTTGACCGCATAAGTTGCCTCCGAGAGATAGCACTTTCCCTCTATCAGTTCCCATGTCTGCCGCCACAATGTATTAGGGTTGTCCAGAAGCGAACAGAAATGAATCTTGTGAAAAACCTCGGGCTCGTCATCGTCCGGGATGGGGAATATCTCCTGGACAGGCAAAAACTGATAACGTATTCCGCGCTTTGGCAGATACCTCAAACGAAGCGCTACGGTCCCGCCGACAAAGTGGTCAATCCCGCCCTGAGACAGTTTTTCCTCGAACAGGTTGTCAGACCATATGTCGTAAAGCATCTTCTGGCGGGACGCGGCACGAAGGTCTGCGCGCTGTTGCTTTGCAGAAGGCTCATAATCAACCTGGGCCGTTTTGGAATCGACCTCGACGGGAAGACACTCGATGTCAGGCGCATTCTCGAACAACCATGCTACGCGCTTCTTGACAAACCACCTCGCGAGATTAACAGTAAGCACCGTAGGCTCATAACCCAAAGCAGCAGGGGCATCCCACTCTTGGCCTTCGAGGTCATAATACGAATAGAAGTAGTTGGCTTCGCTTATCCGCTCAAGCTGCGAATCCGAAAGAAACTGATACCTCGGTCCGTAGATGTCATCGAGAATCTTGTCCAAAGCACCCTCTGGAAGCCCGTTCGTTTCAGTGCTGTGCTTGCGGACATACTTCTTGCTATACGGGAATGACGGCAGGCTCATCTATTACCGCTCCTCGAACTTACGTGACCGCGCTTCTCGAATCCATAGACCATGTACCTCACCGCATCCATCAAGTGGTTATCCGCATCAACAGGCTTTGCCTTCAGAACCCTGCCCTCATCATCTTCTTCGTAGTGGTAGACCGCGAATTCCTCAACCGTCTGCTCACAAGCGGTGAAATCGACCTTCATCAGGGGTTCGATTTCTGCCACGTTGCCATCGGCATCTTCCGTTTCGGTAGCAAGATAGCGATTGACAATGGCTATGCCGGGATCAAGATCGTTCTTTCCTTTTCGCGCATCAAGACCGGCGTTGCGGAACTCCTGAATGTACTCGGGACGGGACGGGTCACAGAAAAACGTCCTGATCTTCCATTTTTCCGCGAGTCTCTTTGCCTCCAGAACCACCTTTTCAATTGGGGTCTTGTTCTGGCAGAACTCGTCTACCAGGTGAAGATGGGAGTCTTTTCTTACCACGGCCACGGAGATAGCCATGGGGTCTATCCATCCCCAATCAACACCCGCAATGCCGTACTCGAAATCCTCCTGTCTCCAGACCTTCCGTTCGTCGTCGGGGTCTTCACGGTAGAGGTAGCGCGAATTGGAAAGGTCATGCTTGTCCATGTCCAGGTTGTAGACAAGACCTTCCCAACCGATGAACTCGCCGTAGAACTCCTGGCGCAGGAACGAACCCGAGTAAGAATCCTTGATCGAGTCCTTATATCCGGTGGATAGCGTAAGGTTCTCGGCGGTCGAACCCACGAAATACTCATACTCGTGGCGGGGCTTTCTCGCGAACTCCTGCCACACCCAGTTTCGGCCCCTGGGGGTTGTGGTGATCCATCCCTGCTCGGGCGCGACCCTTAAACGCCCCAGCATGATTTTCCACACCTTGTGGGGCACCTTCGCGGCCTCGTCGATGTAGAACCACGATAGGTTCGGGCCTCTTAAATTGTCGGGACGGTCGGCGGAGCGCAAATAAATGACGGAGCGGTTCTTAAACCGTATCACCATTTTCTGTTTGTCGAACCCCGCCAGAAGTTCCCCCCACTTCTCCACCGGGACTCCCATCCCCTCCCAAAGCTGCTGTTCCAGCATCGGGACAATGAAGTCCTCCAGGTTCTTGTACGTCGATGCTACTATTGCCCCGTGACTCCCCGGATACTCCAGAGCCGTCATCACAGCGCGCAGGCAGCCGCAAAACGTCTTCCCCAGACCCAGGCCCGAGATTATCGCCGAGAACCTCGCCTTCGACGTCATAAACTTGTACTGTGTCGGCCACAGTCTTGGTTTGATGTCCACTATCCCCTCCGGGGGGTACAATGAGGATGTTTATCGGGCTGGAATCTTGCCGGGGGGCTCGCTTGGCCTCCAGCAAATTGATCTTGTCCACGTAGATTGCCTGCATAATCGCCAAATCTTTGAGCTTTTCTTCCCGTAGTTCCCCTGCTTCGATACGGCGGTCCACTTCATCATTGATGCCGTCAATCGAATTCCACGCCCGATGAATGTATGACTGAGCTTTCTTCAGTCGCAGATCGGCAAGCGCGTCCGCAATTTCTGGAGGGTCGGGCTCTTTCAACCATCTGCGTATCGTGGCTTCATCTACGCCCAATTGATTCGCAATGCGGCGGTTCTTCCAGTCCAGTGCCCTCAGTGCCTTGGCATGCTCAACTAGTTCCGGTGTCTTCTTGGCCATGAATGCCTCTCAATGCGAGAAGAAGGTTTATCCTGCGCGAATTCTTGTCCAGATATTCCGATATCCCCCGATGAACACTCTCCACCGACGACTCGGAGAATTCTGTTTCACATTCGCAGATTTTCACGGCATCGGAGTCCAAGAGAACAAAATGGACCCTGTTGGGGTTCAGAATCAGATCAAGGACTGCATATGCTACCTTGGGAACGTTTAGCGTCGAAGACATAGACGGTCGCTTGAGTACAGCCAATGGGAGTCCTTTGTTTCGGCAACTTCTCGCGGGGGATGTATCTAGCTTGCTCTGCTTAAATCTCCATATACCCACCCGCCGGTGCGGGCCCGCCGGTGCGGGGGAAGGCGCTGCGGCGTGTAGGCTGATTCCGAACACTCTCATGTTATGTACATACACTACACCGACTACACCGTCATTTGCTTAACACTTTAGGCTTATCCGCTCCCTGGGGATTGTATCATGCTGTCAACTAGTGTGATTAATGTAGCGTACTGATTGTGCCAACTTAACGCTTGTGTCTTGTCGTTAGAGACACCCGCTCGCGTAGGCGGGCCCGCTCGCGTAGGCGGGTGGAGAGATAAGCAAAATTTATGGAATATATAAGTTCAGTTTATACCAAAAGGCGATCACACAAGAGGCGCAATAGTCCCCACTCGTGATCTGCCCTTACTCCTGCGGCATTCCCCATCACCCTATGGGCACTATCTGATACGGCTCATCGTCTCCTGGTAGATACACCCACACGCCATCCCTGTCGTCACCCCACATACTCACTGGTACGGTGTCTGACTGTGTGTCTACTACTGCCAGCGTGCATTCATCCGCGTCTACATCATATCCTGCCTACTGCTCGACCGACTCTCTCCTCTAACCCGTACTGCGTAGCCCATGTGTCTCGCCCTAGTGTGTGGGCCTCTGTATGATGCTGGGCACATAGCCATATCAGGTTGGCGGGGTCGTCTGATCCGCCTGCTCCACGGCTGACTATGTGGTGTGGGTGACGCATAGCCAGTAGGCTGCATATCTCGCAGCGGGGGAGTTGCGCCGCCATCATGTGTGGATCGTCACTCTCTTACCCGATGCCAGCAGTTGCGCTATCTCCTCCGCGTCGGGCGTGTCCAGTGCCAGATGGGCCGTGCTCACTGTCCCCAGTGCTACCTTGTATGTCCGCGCTTTGACCGGCGTTGGCTGGTCAGTGACGTGTTGGCGCGTCTCTGCCACACTCCAGCCCTCGGCCTCTGCCTGATCGAGTAGTGATGACTGCTCAGCGGGGGGCAGTGCTGATACTGCCCTGTGATGTGACCAGGATAGGCCGGGGTGCCTGTTGGCGGGCGGGACGCGCTCAGCTACCCACTGATAGCCCCGGATGGTTGCAGGTGAAATGTCCTCTGGTATGCCCTGTGCGTAGCTCTCGCCGTACTGGAGACAGCCGTATGCCAGGATATCCCCGACCCACCAGGGCGATGCAGTGGACAAGCCGCTTACCATCTCGACGGCTTCTGACCACTCGTCCAATGTGATTGCACGTGCAACAGTGATGGTCAGGCCGTCGGGACTGATAGCGTCGCCAAATATCATGTAGCCTCCGTAGGCTGGGATTGTCGCGGTCCTACCGTAGCAGGACCGTGGAGATGAGATGATCGCCACCTATGTTTTACGGCCCGGTGACGGCTGGGGCCAAAACGGGCATCAAAAAAGGCCACCCCTCGGTGACCTTACACACTCCC